AGACGCGATCTCAATTCATCGATATATCTGATATACCCCGGTCTTGTGCAGGACATGCCCAAATTTCGTGGTAATTGAGGTATTGATCTTACAACCTTGGAAGTTTTAACAACTTTCATGGGTCCTGGGCTGAAGTTGATATTCGTCGGCTTATTGGGTTTGTTACGCTTTCTTGTCCCCTGTGACATCTTACTGTAAATGTAGAAATTATCTCGTTTTCGTAATTTTCAATTGTGTAGAACGCCCTTTTACGTTCTTGGGGTCAATCTTGTTTCCATTTCGTTTAGGATTGAATGACTTTTTGTGTTCAGCCCAATATTCTGGGGCACCTACTTTGAAGTTTTTATGTAATTTTGCCTTGTACCAAAAAACACAGTCCTCGATTCTATTCGATTTGGATGTATTATCCAGGACTAAACATTCGTAATTTTCGGTACATGAATCCATCACTTTATTGAACATATCAAACGTGGGGAAGATCCCGAAAAACGATTTATATAATTTTTCGCGGTTTTGAATGATGTTTTCCCTGAGAATAAACACATAGTCAACGTTTGCGCGAAGAGCTGGTGGTAAATCCATGCAATACTGCATCGTAAGCATGAAGAAGATTTTCCAGTGACGACCATTCATAAAACATTGACGAATACACGTATCACGCATGAATTTATTGTCATACATGCAATCATCTAAAAGCAAAAATGCACCACAGTTCGTTTTACCCGCACCTACCAGTCTCCTCTGACGATCCATAACACGTTCTATAGCTTCCCTGTCATAATCACCGTAGATGAATAAATCTGGAATGTACTGCTGATAATAATGATTACCTTCCTCAGTCGCCGACAGTACGATCCCTGCTGGTAAATGTTTTTTGTGCCACAGGATATCTGTCACAAGTGTGGACTTACCCGTATTACGTTTACCGATAAACACGAGGACTTTGTCATCAGCCATTGTCGCGGGATTAAATTTTCTTAACCGCAAATCCATCTATAATACCGCCCCGTTTTATTTCATAAAATTTTACTCACGTGTAATAAGAATGGCAGGTCGTGTGCAACTTGCTGTCACGGGCATCCAGGATCAATGGCTTACTGGGGAACCGCAGTTCTCATATTTCGTAACATTGTTCAAGAGACATACACGCTTCTCTACAGAGTCGGTAGAAATGCCATTCACTGGTGATAATTCGTTTGGGAGTTCTGTAGAATGTCGGATACCGACTAACATCGGTGATCTCATACGAGGGATGATTCTGAAAGTTAAACTCGGAAACCTCACTCCCCATGAAACCGGAAGTGTCCCATCTTATAGGTATTATTACAACATACCAGTTGGTAAGAGTATCATAAAGTATGCTGACCTGATGATAGGTGGACAAATCATCGAGAGACTTACCGGAGATTATATCTACATGTATGACCAGTTACATAGTAACAAGGATGACGCAGATTCTGGTGGGTCACTCTATTTCATGAATGGCCATAACGAAACACTGACAGTCTCTGATAGTTATAATACGTTCTACGTCAATCTCCCCTTCTATTTTCACAGGAACCCGAGTTTGGCGGTTCCTGTATGCGCACTCACGAAACAACTCGTAGAAGTTCGCATAACATTCAGGGATATAGATGATGATGTATCGTTTAAATACACGATACCATCGAATGGGCTTGTGACCAGGGAAAAAACCACTGAAGGTTCTATTAAGAGTGCCTCACTCATAACTGATTTCTACTTCATCACGGAGGATGAAAAAAACTTTTTACTCACGCGTCCGATGGAATACGTAATTACACAGTTACAGAAATCGACCATACAATTCAAACAGGGGGAGCTCAAAAAATCTGCATTGTTGAAATTCACAAACCCAGTGAAAGAACTCCTGTTCCTCGCGAAGGAAGAGACTGGAAACAATTATTCCGAACCTACATTAACTCCAGCATCCTTGGACCTATTAGGTAATGCCATAGTGCCTGGAAGTTCTTGGGATGGGATCTTTCCGAGTGACCAGTTTGGTCAGTCAGTATCAATGTCTGCAGACGGAACGAGGGTCGCTATTGGAGCCCCACGTGCCAGTTCTGGACGCGTTAAAGTGTATGAATTGATTGGATCCTCGTGGACACAGGTGGGTAATGACATAGACGGTGATGGGGGTAATTCAGGTTACTCAGTATCAATGTCTTCGGATGGGTCGAGGGTTGCGGTTGGAGCCCCATATGCCTCATCTGAGTATGGTCAAGTTCAAGTGTATGACTTGATTGGATCCTCATGGACACAGGTGGGTGCTACCATAGTCGGCTCTGATGACGACGGACGAGAGATCAAATCGGGTTTCTCAGTATCATTGTCCGCAGACGGATCGAGGCTTGCGATTGGAGCCCCAGAGGCCGACGGAGAGTCGGCCTTTAGTGGACAGGTTAAAGTGTATGACTTGATTGGATCCTCATGGACACAGGTGGGTGATGCCATGTACGGTAGCGGTTCGGGGGCTAACGCAGGCAAGGCAATATCCCTATCTTCGGATGGTTCGAGGATCGCTATTGGAGCCACTGGAGCCCCATTCGCCCCATACTACAATTATGGACGCGTTCAAGTGTTTGATTTGATTGGATCCGTGTGGACACGGGTGGGTGATCTCATAAACGGTGAAGCTCCTGTCAGTTATGACCCTGCAAGGAGTATATCAGTATCCCTATCTTCAGATGGTTCGAGGGTCGCTATTGGGCAGCCACAAAACAATAGAGGTGGTGGGATTTTGTCTTCTGGTCACGTCCGAGTGTTTGACCTGATTGGATCCTCATGGACACAGGTAGGTGTTGACATAGACGGTGAAATTGCAAATGAACAGATGGGTCACTCAGTATCATTGTCTTCGGATGGGTCGAGGCTTGCGGTTGGAGCCCCACATGTCAGTATTGGACGCGTTCAAGTGTTTGATTTGATTGGATCCGTGTGGACACAGGTGGGTGTTGACGTATACAGTGGGGGTAATTCAGGTTACTCAGTATCAATGTCTTCGGATGGGTCGAGGGTTGCGGTTGGAGCCCCCACGCCATACCTGCAAACGCCGAGTTTCAGCGCAGAGGACGTTCGAGTGTACGAAATTTCTAACTCCCCCAGTGAACCTATTCCTATTGACCGCCTACTTAACACCTCATCATCGGATCAGTCTTTTTCGATTGTTTTGAAGGGATCTACCATAGGTTCGTCTACCAATACAAAACGATCAGACCACCGAACCATTAAGAATATAAACTTTCAATGTAACGGTGCGACCGTATTCGATCACAGTGGTCAGTACCTCGCGTATCAACAGGCGCTTCGGTATCATACTGGATGTCCGGATCCTGCGTATGAATTCTATACATACTCTTTCGCACTTAAACCGGAGGTGTATTATCCTACCGGACAACTGAACATGAGCCGAATCATTCATAAAAAACTGGATATAGAACTCGACACCGTACCGACCGCTACATCTGGATCGACCGTAGCCGATAAAACGCGTAACATTAATGTCGATGTATATGCTCTTAACTATAATGTATTACACATTGAAAGCGGTTTAGCTGGTTTAAAATTTTAACATCTAATAATAGAAATGGCGGGTCGGGTCCAGCTCGCCACAACGGGTACCCAGGATGTTTTTTTTACAGAAAATCCTGAGTATACGCATTTCATAAAACAATTCAGGAAGCATTCAAATTTTGCGATGTACGATGTAAAACACGACGTGAGGGGTGAAATCGCATATGGAAGTACACTAAAATGTACGATACCAGCTGGCTCGGGCGACTTGTTGAAAGGTGTACGAGTGCACGTGGATCTACCAGCTTTGAGTGCCTATAGAGGATATAATGAATCGATTGGACATGCTATCATCGATCACATAGATTTAGTTATCGGGGGGCAGCTCATACAACGCATCCCCCGTGACTGGTTACAAATTTACAGCGAACATTATATCACACAAACAAAACAATCCGCGTTATCAAAACTGATCGGTAAATATCCCGACGACGATGTTTCCGGTATGGCTGTAGAATACGGTACCAATCCTATAAACGGATACCTTGGTAATGCGACGACCCCCACAAAGTACATCGTTGATATACCGTTCTATTTCCACAACAACCCTGAACTGGCTATACCCCTCTGTGCTCTCACAAAACAAGAATGTGAAATTGAAATTAAACTGAGTGACGTTACAGATTGTATTTACACTGGTCACCTCGCATTCGATGACGCATATAACCCTGACGGGACAACGTACACTGTCACAGTGCAACAGGTTAATGGTTTGAACAAGTACCACATTAACGGGTATGATAGACCCACTATTCGAATGAAGCGGGGAAGTACATACTATTTCTCTATAAATCAGGGTACGGCATTTAGTCACCCTTTCAAAATTTCTGAAACGTTCGATGGAACGCATGGGGGTGGTGTAGAGTACGCCACTCAGCCCACTCTGACAGATCCATTCGCAAACCCTTACGTATATTCGTTCACCGTACCGATGGATGCCCCAGATTACCTGTATTATTATTGTGAGCAGCACAGTGGGATGGGAGGTCAATTGAACATTATTAATCCCACATTGGATAAGTCGAGTTTGAAAATTGATGATATATCCATACACACGGAGCTCGTACAATTAGATGAACCAGAACGAATTAAACTTCAATCGATTAAGCAAGATTACATCATCACACAATTGCAACGAAATGTGTTTCAAATTCCCATATCACCCACAGACGGACTAGAGGAAATGAAGTTTAGACTCAGTTTTACAAATCCAGTTAAAGAACTCTATTTCGTGATAGCGAGAAAGAATACACCCACGAGATCATTTCACCCATTCGATTACGATCACCCTAGTCAAATATACCCACCTCCGGGGGAACCTGATGTACGGTATACGAATTATGAAAATCTAATAAACTTGGAAATGACACTCGATAACGAAGTCATCCTCGACAAAATCACAGGGAATGTCGTAAATATGCGTGCCGTACAGAGTGGCATTCATCACTCGAGAACACAGTTATTCAGAAGGTTTTACTCATACAGTTTCGCACTCGAACCTGAACGCTGGTATCCGACCGGTCAGAAAAATTTCAGTATGATCAAGGATCAGAATATTCACATGACGTTGAATAATAACATAGTTGACAAAAGAGAACTTAGAGTTTACGCACTCAGTAACAATATACTAAGAATACAAGATGGTATCGGACGACTTGTCTTCCCAAATGGCCCAGTCGGCGATTGACATTATTACACCTGTATTGGAAAGTGCGGTAGTACTTTCAGGACACTACGCCAGGGCGTGTGGGCGTGACACAATTCTAGCGAAAGATATGGAGTATTGTATGAAATACTGCGCCATGCATACAGTAGGGCAACAAATTGGGACCTACTTCCCCGAAATTTACGACGAAGCGAGCTCGAGTGAAAGTGATATGGAGATTGACGAAGAGATAGATGAAAGTTCATTTGAACCATATTCAGGTGAAGATGAAACGTTTTTGAAGATAAATGATGCATATGACGCATGGGACGGATGGAATCCGACCAATCCGTCAGAAGCGATGATAAAAAATGCAATTGATAGTAATGGAAACATGCCCTGATCTGGAAGGGTGGGCAGATTCTGAATACAAAGAGTTTGATTGTGACGATGAAAACGTTTCTGATTCCGACGAAGAAGATGATCAGGGGAGTGTTGTTGTCAGGGGGTACAGCACTGATAAGTATAAAAAAATCCTGTTTATTGAAGAGTTGTTACCAGAATAAAATCTTTATATATTATAAAAAATGTCCGCCGAAGTCGCCACCGATACACTGATCGCGATCTCTCGTGAGCTTGAAACACAATCTCTCAACTCCGTCGTTGCTGGGTTCTCCTTCGCCGCCGCCCTGTCGTGGATGGATCTTGTCAGGTGGTCCATCCATCAGGTCGTCAAGGTTCAGAAGAACGGTGGTATGAACTACGCTCTCACAGCGCTTTTCACCACTCTCCTCTCCGTAATCGTGTACATGGTGATCTCCCGCGTTTCGAAGCGTGTCAAGAAGCCCGTGGCTCCCACATACGCTATCACTCGCTAAATCTTCGAGGTCTGGTGAACATTAAGAAAAATACACCAGTCATGACTATCATAAATATATAGATAAACGCAGTCCACCTATTCGGATCCTCAAATTCCGGTATGCGCATAGGTGTGGGAAGTGAAAAATCCTTTTTCACGTTCGGAATGGTTTTTAATTTGTCCGTCGTACACGTCACATTTAGCTTTAGAATATGATTAGCATTCCTAAAATCATACGGAATCAACCTGTTATTACTACTGTAAAAAAACTGTATACGTAACCTGGTTATGTTTTGTGAACCAGTATCGAAATTATGTTCGACAATGTCATCTTTCCCAGAGTAATTAATGACATCGCCGCACATCAATATACGACCAGTGTAAAAGGGTGTATCAGAATAGATTGTCTTATTCAATTCCTCTGCACCGCTACTGATTTTTATGATAAGAGCGTCAGGTCCCTGTAAATTAAGACTACCCGTAATCAAAAGACCAGAAACACCCCCTGTAGCTGGGGTATTTGTTTTCGAATTATCTGGTGGTAATCCGATAATATCATGTGGAGTTGTATACCCATCCGTGGTAGATGTATACCCATTCGTACCGTCATAAAATTTAAACGAGAATTCACTGCCCGCAGCAGCCGATGATAGAGATTCTATAGATATTTCATTCTTATCCTTGTTATACGTAAATGATATAGGAGACGATACGTACGCGCCACCTAACGCATCATTAACCTTCGTCTGCAATTCAGTCGCTAATGTTGTTCCATTATAGTTACCTGTCGTCAATGTAACGGATACGACCCTTTCCGGTGTAGTATGAACGATAAAATCAAACGTTTTGTTACGATCGTTGATCAGTAACTGACTCGCGTGAATTCGAGCCGATGCGATGGAAATTTTGTTAACGTCGTAAATAGGGTTTTTAAGTTCTATCACATAATCACCAGGATTTGGGTATACAGTAGGGTCGCGTTCACTACTATCTATATCTAACGTGTATACGCTCATTAAAATATATGGATAATATTTTAATGGGTGTTGTTACTCGACTATTTATTTACATCATGTGCTGAGCGACTGGGTTGTTCTGAAGCTGTCTCTTCGCAACGCCTAAACTCTCATTCGTCGCATAAGGATTGGAATTACCCTTGTAAGCATTAAACTTGTAGTACTTATTGTTATTGTATTGCTGTGTCCAACCACCACTCATGGGTCCGTAACGACCATCAACACGTGTCGTGTCTGCGCGTACAGTGGTGGGCATACCACCCTGGTTGAGAGCACCCGCGCGAACGTTCATACGACCCGCGTTACCCATACGGTTCGCCTTACCACGACGATCGTCGGGACGGAACCCATAACGATTTAATTCTTCAACTGTGTGTGCGGTACCATAGGTACGCGCTTCACCTATCTGCACACCTGGAGACGCGAGGTATCCATGAGAAAATGTAGAAACACCTGGAGCAATCTGGTTATTGTACCTGTACTGCTCAACATTACCATCCTTCTTGTTCCGTGTAGGATCCTGAGCCATCTTCATACCAGCTACGACACTTTTAGCACCCGAAAACCCAAGACCGTCGTCACGCGAACCAGTCTGCGACCTATTCGTTAAGCGCTTCCCATTTACATGTTCACCGCGAACAACGTGACCATCAAACCCCTGAGACCTACCACCGGCGACGGGTCTGCGTTCGGGTAAGAATGCAGTCTTTTCGGGTCGGTTATGAGCGATATCACCCATCTTCCCGCGACGTCCACCGAATACGTCATGTGCTGGCCCACTCCGACCGGGTAAAGTCGTGAGACGGTGGGCGCCTACATTCTCGGGGTTGACACGCACGAGCTGCTGAAAACCGCCTGCAGCGGGTACTTCGGGACCGACGGCGATACCGGGACCTATGAGCTGCTTTTCGATTGGAGACATGTTATTCATGCGACCATTATCAAACATACGGTTACGCATATCGAGTACTTCAGTACCGGATGTACGCGTTTGTGGTACAATATCACCGAAGTTTTCCCGTTCGAACTTCTGTGGTGGGAGATTGTCGAGACCAATTGGTCCCGGTGCGGCTATATCGGGTACTTCTTCCTGAATTAGAATAGGGTGTTCTGAAGGTTTAGATTCAGTTTGGTACAGTTCTGGTTTAGGGTCGCTTAATTTTTTACCCATGTAGGCTAATCCGGCAATAGCTATAATTGAAATAGGGTCTGCCATTCTTATTTGTTATAAATATTTTTATTGAGTGGGATATCTCTTCATAAACATAAGATTTTGTGTATCCGCACGTGTACTTTCAGGTTCGTATGATATCGCACGAAGTGGGAGCTTACACTTCATATCTTGAAGGGGGAACAGGTTCTGTTCATATGTTTTAGCCAGGATCTTGTTAAACTGACTGGTGGACTGTGGTCGTAGCTGGTCGCTCGTCTCGATGTACTGAGCTGGCGAACCCTTGCCAGCCATGTAGGGAGATGTCCCATATAACATCGTGTTAGGGCGACCCGAACTGTAATTAAGAGTGCTGGGCTGGGGATAAACGAATACCTCTTCAGTCGCGCATACGGGGGGTCGAGTGGGTGTTTCAACCAAATTCATACCGGGTTGGAGTTGGTACGCCATTTACTATTACATGAGAATATATTTATCTATCTAAGCTGGACCATTTCCACCACCAAACATACCACTCCTTATATCACCACTGGAATCTAACCCACCAAACGCTTCCAGTTGTACACCTCGCGCATTAGGATCACATGCGCGACTATCACTCCTACAAATCGAACCATTCTTTTCACCGTATAACCATTCCGCGAATGCGGTTTGATCACCCGGGATAGACGTCACAGGACTTGACACAAACTGACGGGCGTACGCATTTCTCTGAAATTCTGGCATGGGAGACCGAGTTTTCCGAGGACCGTACGGAATGGTACCGGATAACATCTGATTGACATCACTTCGCACCGTGTTATAATCACATGCAGATGGACGATCTGGGCGACCATCATAATCAGACATTAACACGTTCGCCATTGGATTATCATATGTAGGTAACTGGCATGCAGTCTCATATCCCTCCTTCACAACTAATGGACGCGCCTGACCCTCCTTTATCATATTGTTCATCTCCATAACGTACAACACGCCTAGACAAGTAGAACCTAGTATGAACACGCGTACATCACGCCTGATAAGGTATAAAATACATGTCGCGTAAATAATAAAACGAGCTGTAGCATTCACTCGTTCCGCTGATGTATGAACTTTTGTTGGCCAGAATTCAATTACCTTATCAGCTCTGACAATTTGTTTTGGATCATCGAATAGCGATACCATTTATATTATATAGGTTTATTTTTTCATCATACCACCCAGAAGTCCTTGCATAGACTTCATGAGCTGGGCCTCATCGATGTTCATTTCACCGTCTTCACCCTGCATCTTATCAGCACATTGCTTGGCGACCGTTTCAATCATACTGAGTGTCTCTGGTGGGATGGCGGTAATAGTCGTCCCGAGCATGTAAAGTGTCTGGATATACTGCCAGATTGCACCGCGTGTACCCTCCGACGCCTTTGGCCAGCACTGCGCCAGGTTGATATCCTTCAAGAAATCAATCGTACCAGCCTGTTCGAGAAAGAACGTTTCATCTCTGGCGTTAATCTTATCTACGTGAGGCGAGATGTTCGCCATAAATCCTTCGACAATCATCCTTCCATTCGCATCGCGCATGAGTTCGAATGCAGCCATGTATTTTTTTAATCCCTTTTCTTCTGGAAAGGCCGAATGCAATTCCGTAAGAAATTGTCCCATCATGTCGTTGAAGGCAGTAATGGAAGTCATTATATACAATACATGTGATAAATCTTTAAGTTAGTCAGAATGGTTCGGTTGAGATAGTTTCACGTTTACCGAGACCATTTGATATGATAAAATATACTAGTATACCCACCAGTGCAGCAGGTTTTGCGTAAGCACTTGTCGAAAGCGTCCCCTCGTCATTAAGGCGAGCTTTGCCGTGTATGTATAGTGCGGTTATTCCAGCAGCTATTAATGCAGCCGAAGCAGGATCTCTAAGGTACTCGTCCATATTTAATAGCCAAGTTTTTTAGTTCGCGTTTCAGCGGCATCTGAAAATAAGTCCTCACCTTCATCTATATCCTGAGGGGGAGGGTTTGCCGGTTTCGAAGTGATAGTTCTGAACTCATTTTGAAAGGGTGTAGAGGGTTCTTCACTCTCCATGAGTTCACCCTGGGGTTCGACTGTCTCGTCCATGGGAGGGGGTATGTCCTCTTCTTCCATCGGCATCTGTGGCTGAGTTTCGGGGTCTGGGAGGGGGTCTGGTTGGTCGTATTCGTCAAGTTCGTCGATTTCATCCTGTTGCATATCAGGGTCCTCACCGTTAATATATTCTTCACCACTCGCAGACATATACGTCTGTAATATCTGCTGAACGGGGATCAACTCTTTTACCGTGTTTTCAACGCATAAGGCGAACCTATCATACAGTGCATCATTTCGACTATGTTCGGACTGATTTTCGGTAAATACGTAAGGATCCTTGTAAAGATCTTTCGCGGCATTTTTGTAACATGTATGAATAAATACTTCATTGGTTGGCAGTTTAACCGCCATTTTTTTGCTATCCTGACTCAACCGAACAGCTGATAATATTTTTACGGAACTCACAAACACAGCTGCGACCAAATCCTTGAACCATGCGCACCGATCTGCGATGTTATCTGTGTGCTGCTTCGCCATCGTCTCACTCCATTCTGGTACATCTTTTAGTAATTTCTGAAACATTATGAGAACTTTGCGATTTTTTGATAGTGTATGAGCCTCTTGATACATTGCATCAAAAACGTCGATCATTACTGGACATATAAGAATAGATAGTTGCTCCATGTACTCACGTTTAGCTTCGACAAGAATATTCAGGTTATCCATTATGAGTATATGAACTTTTATTATCTGCCGTTTTCCGCATTTCTCCTGTAACGATTTGCAGCCTTCTTCAAGTTCATCAGTGTCGGAAATTCACTTATTTCGCTTTCATTTGTTCTGTGCATTTTTGTCACTTTCCATGTTATCCGCAATTCAAAATCTCTTAATACATCTACGTTAAACCCAGCATTTTCTAATTGCCGTTTAATGTAATTAGTCGCCTGTAACCTGTCGTAGGCTATGTATCCCACTAGAAATGGGGGAACTTCCGCGTCGATGTATTTACGACCAGTTTCTACCGCGCGTCGCACTTTACGCGTGATTTGTTTATAGATTTCAATATATGTTTCCTTTTTCATGCGGTTCCTCTTGTTGACAATTTGTGAAATCTCTTCAACGTTTATCATTAATAGTACTTGGACTAAATTTTAATTAAATCTAACTCACCTTGTTGGATAGTTTCGTACTCTATATACTCAGACCCTTCAATGGCACTCTCAAAAGGTGTCTTGTTACTCGGTTGTTTTATATCCAATGGCTGCGACTGAACACCTATCACACGTATGTTCCCTGATACGAGTATGAGATTGGATGTAACAGAAAACCCGAATGGAAATCCACCCATTTTCATGCACATGAACATGCATCGATACAGCATATGGTTCTTATTTTTGTGCCTGTATTGACGAATACCCGTTGTTTCTATTATGTAATTGGGTAGTCCGGTCTTTTCGCGTATGTATTTATTGGTCGCGAGAACCATTTTTGAAATATTATCACTGTTGACATCGAGCGTTTTGACTTCTACATACTCGGACATGTTGGGTGTAGGGTCGTTTATGAGAACTTGTTGAATTGGTATAGATGCACTTTTATTCTTAAAACCCTCTTTCCTGGTATCAAGTAATAACACCACTAATACAAGTAATAGTAATATGTTGTACATTAATATATGTCACAAAAAAAGTGCGTTATCATTCATATTTTTTTTGATAAATTACATTAGATGTCTCTTCTGGTCTTCAGTCCAAAGTGTAAACACAGTGTCGAAGTCATAGAATATATCAAGAAGCACAAAGAGTTACAACAAATTGTCCAGTATCATAATGTCACTGTAGCGGGAATACCTCCAGAGTTCAGGACAAAAATAACACGTGTACCCACCATGTTGACAAAGAATGGTAAGATCTTAGTGGGACGTGAAATACATAACTGGCTCGAATCACTTCTCCCGGTTCGGGAATTGGAAACGTGTGATTTTGGTTCTATATTTTCTTCAACTCTCGACGGTGAACCCAATACTAACATGTTTGGTCTCGACGATTACGGAAAATCACTTCAGCCCGCCATGACACGGGAATTAGAAGAGAAAATAAGTCGTAAGGTTGAAGATGAACATTATAATAGTGATATAAAGAAATAATACGCGAATAATCGAGTATGAAACTGGTGACTGTACAAGCTGCAGCCATCAAATCTACATTTGAAGTATTGAAGGATATATTGAACGATGTCAATATATATTTCAAACCAGATGGTGTGTACATCGTAACACTGGACACTGCACGAGCATCCCTAATTGATATGTATCTTCCATCGGAAAATTTCGAAGAGTATGTCTGCGCAGAGGAAGTCGATTGTGGCGTGAATATGACTAACATGTATAAGCTATTAAAAACGATCACTGTCAACGACGTTCTCGTGATATCTGTTAATTCTAAAGAATTCATGAATATCGAAATTCATAGCGAACAAAAGAAAACATCAACCAAGTTTGCATTAAAATTACTCGATATCAACGAAAATCAAATAGAGGTTCCAGATATGCACATGAGTATAAATACACCTATCCCGTCAGTAGATTTTCAGCGAATTTGCAGGGATATGTCGAATATCGGCGACGAAATTGAAATATCTAGAAGTGGAAACGTGTTGCGTTTACTGTGCAGGGGTGATTTTGCTGACCAGGAAACGGAAATACAATGTGTGGATGAGTGTCCGACCATGTCGGGTGCATATTCACTCAGATACATGAACATCTTCACGAAAGCGACGAGTATGTGTTCCACTGTGCAAATAATGCAAGAGGATCAAAATCGGTTCCTGATTTTGAAGTATAACGTCGCGAACTTGGGAGATTTGAAATTCTATCTGTCGACTAAGGTAATTGAAGATCAGTGAGGTATCCCGTCGCTGTATCTACAGTTTTTAGCATACCAAAACAGTTTTTAATCTTAATTTTAGGGTACATCGTCGCCATGAAACTCTCTTCATAATAAAACATATCGCTTATTTTCATTTTTTCACCGTAAAAATCTGCATACGGACCGGAATACCGTCTGATTTTTTCGAGAATATCCTTGACAGGTTTGTCGTTCGCGTCTAATAACTGTGCACTCGACAATGGTATATGGAAACTCATCGTTTTCGCTTTCACGGGTGGCCATGTATAATTATGTTTCGATGTCAGGAATTTATAAATCTTGTTATTATGCCAAAATTTAACTCGTATAACTAATTTTTCGATAGCATCTGGCGGTTCGGGAATGTTATCATTTATGTCCATGTTTCCGAGATATGTTGTCGTACCCGGCTCAATTTGTTCACGTTCGCGTTCCCATATAGGTTCATCGGTTTTATAGTCTTTTGTGTGATCGACGGTGTATTCGACGTACCGGTTAACAATTGTGAAATCATGTTTACCGAATAAAAAGTTTACAACGTTTTTTAAAGTGTAGATTACGTTAATTAAAAGCGAGTTGAGTACTTTAATCATTGATATACATGGAAGGTAATTTTTTAAGTCGATATAATAATCGAGTAGATGAATGGATGACAAAAATAAAAAATGATCCATGTAACAAACATGTATACCAGAGTGAATTGTCGGATTATATAGCCCGCTGTATGCCGTATATTCAACAGTATATGACTGAGGACACAAACCTAGAAGTTAGTACAGACAATGCATTCAATTGTAAAGTGACTACGGGATTACAAAAGAAGGATATATACACGGACTACTTGATAGATGTAGAAAAGAAATCATTACCCCGTGTCACGGAGAGAGTAGTGACAGATTTATGTCCACAATGCCCTGACAGTAACGTCGTGTATTACCATGACACGAGTGACATGGTCTGCGACTCGTGTGGTATAATCGTAGACACGTTGATAAGCCAAGAACTCACGTACAGGGAAGAACAAGAGACATCGGAGAAAGTCATTAACTATTCATATAAACGAGATAATCATTTCAATGAATGGTTGTCACAATTTCAAGCTCAAGAAATGACAACGATACCCAAAGAAGTAATCGAACAGTTAAGAAACGAATTCAAAAAAATTAAAATCAAAAGTTTGAACGAAATCACGCATGCTAAAGTGAGAGGGTTGTTAAAAAAACTAAAACTTAACAAGTATTACGAACATGTGCCGTATATTTCAAATATTTTGAGTGGCATAAAACCACCCAGCATGCCCGTGGAACTCGAAGAACAATTACGTATGATGTTTAAAGATATTCAAAAACCATTCGATAATAACTGTCCGGCGGAACGTAAAAACTTTTTGAGTTATTCTTTCGTACTCTATAAGTTCTGTGAACTATTGAGTGAAGATACGTATCTTCAATATTTCCCCCTTTTGAAATCAAAAGAAAAACTACATCAACAGGATATGATATGGAAAAAGATATGCGCAGAATTGCATTGGGAATTTATACCCACGATCTAATCAATCGTAACACGGATTACCTCGGAAAGAGCTCCAGCCGCCGGTGGAAAATTTACAAGATACGCTTCCTGTAAGTTTAACAGCTTCAGGTAATTCCGTGCTTGTGAAACCATCACGTCTGTTATATTCTTGACCGTCTTTAGTTCGACTACAGTTGTTCGGTTAATAATAATATCAGCTCGTAGATTTCCGATTGTATGCCCCTTAAACGTGATCGGTATTATACGCTCAGTCTCGTACGAAATACCATGTTCGCGCAGAAGTACCTCTATGGCATTATGATATACACGCTCACTGAAGCCAGGGCCTAACGTGTTATATATTTCAGTTACGTACTCGTGTATCATATGTACATAATACACACTTATCTTTATACACTTAAAGAGTACACTCATATATAGGATGGGTGTACCCTCACCCACACATGTTATACATGAGGCTAGTCATTCAGCCAAATGCACCGTTCCTATAGCTCAGTTGGTTAGAGCGTGGTGCTTATAACGCCAAGGTCACGGGTTCGAGCCCCGTTTGGAACATTTTTTAGATAGATATCCTGTATCTAAAAAATGCGACATTTAAAGTTCTAAAAAAGCTATACCTATATAAATGGCCGAGCCTGTATATACACTTAATTTATCAGAGGAGGCTGACGGAATGGTTCCGATAGATTCTAATTCTCGATCTACTGCATTCGTGGCAGAGGACCCTAAAAAAAATGTGAGTGATTATAAAGACGATATGGATTCCACTCCTATATCTGACGTTATGATGCAATCCCAGGAGCAATCTTTTGATTCACCCCTAATGGGCGCCGACCCCCGCGCTGTTCATATGGCGCATCAACAGGTTATGATGGCACCCCAACCTGCGCAGGCTGCTACGGCCATGAAGGAAAGTGTTAGCTCGGATAAGAAGAAAAAGAACCCATTCGACCTTACAGATGAGCAACTCGATGCACTGATTGTCATCGTAGCCACTGGTATATCTATCAGCAAACCTATCCAGGAAAAACTCGCGGGTTCTGTCCCCAGGTTTTTGAATGCCCAGGGAAACCGGAGTCTAGTTGGTTTGGGATCCACGGGTCTAGTCGCCGCTGTAGTGTTCTATGTCGCCCGTAAATATTTTTAATACATGTCGAGTACACGTCCACCGGACACTACGTACGCCGACCCTAATCCTAGAATTAACGCGATCATTGTCATGACCATGGGTAACCAAGTGGTCTTCATATCTTCGCCATATTTCTCATACCCCTGCTTTAACTTTGACCATTTAATGCCCTCAGTTAATGTAACGAGAAATAACGAAGCCACTACGACTGTTATGATGACACTCCCAGTCTTTAAACTGACGATCAAGCTCGTATTTCCCAAGTACCAAATAAGTACAGGTATTACGACAGTTAAGTTCAGCATATTCACGTAATAAGGCATTTTGATGCGAGTTGTAAAAGCACTGGCCATTACTGCGAACCATAGGAGTAACGATGTCAGTATCCTGGACGCAGCTGGCTGCCTGAGATTGAATTCAGTCATTTATAATTATGTAACATTATTTATCGACGATCTTTTTACCACAAAATGGGGTCGTTTGATCTATGTTTTCGTATATACCTATACGAATCGCTTCATTTTTGAGTTCAGCATAATTATCCCAGTAATCCTTGCTATGAGAGTATTCACTGACAGTGCAATGTGCGAGTTCATGTAAAAGTACGTGAAACACGTGATTAGATGTTCCGTCTATACATATTCCAATTTCATCTCCTTTATTAGAATTGTAGCCAACCCCTGACAAGAACGACCCTCTATATGCGACGATAGGTATCTCTTTGTGTAACCTCTTATATTTGTCATCGCTATTGGTTTTCAAATGCTCCCTGAGTGTTCTGTATTTTTCCTTAACTTCAATCAATACCGGATCTTCTTTGAAATTATAAAAAATGGCCAAATTAATTAACAGCAACACGATCACTGCTATCATTTCTATATACAAATATAAATTTACTATAGAGTTCGGAAATAGGGTTTCCGCATAACGGTTTCCACAATTTCATGGTAAATCCGGTATTTTCCAATTGTGTGATCAATATGTCCTTATGTGCTAAAGGTTCTGATTTCGGGCCATCTGCGTAATATGGCGTATCTGCTAGATGTACAAACAATTTTTCACCGAAATCACCATTACTCGTACCCTTTAGTTTGAAAAAGTTACCATATGAATCTGAAAACGGGGTTTTAAACATTATCTGTTCAGAGTCTGGAATGATACCCACAAATGCTCCACCTGGTTTCATTCGTTTTTTTATCTCCCTGAGTGTTTCAAAAAATAATTCGTGTGTTTGAAAGATATAATGGAGTGCAAAATTGTAACACACGATATCATATTTTCTGTTAGGACATGCACGAATGTCCCCGTGATAAAAGTTTACACGCATTTTCATATTTTTGGCTCGGTCACGCGCCTCATTCAACGCATCTAAGCTTGGTTCGCACATGCTTATATTCGCGCGCACTTTAGACCATTTTTGAAGATCACCACCGAAACCACACCCGACATCGAGAATACTGTCACCTGCTCGCGTGACACTCTCAATCAGTGACCGCTTTTCATCGTTATGAAGTCGGCGTAACTCTTCCATGAGAATTAAGATCATAAAAACTTTAACTTAGGTTTATTAGCTTAAAGTCTAGAGTTCTATAGAGAGTATAATGTCTCTGGAACAAGATTACACCACTGTCCCTGGTCAGCTATTCGCGTGCATGTCCGTAGTTGGTCCCGAAGCGCCTCAGAAGAATGATAAGTTCGGGGTCAAAATCAGGGGTGCCTTTGCTACTCGCGACGAGGCCGCGAGCCATGCCAAGCGCCTTCAAAAAGAGGATGCGACATTTGATATCTATGTCGTGGATATGTACAAGTGGCTTCTCATTCCACCCGACCCTTCTAAGATCGAAGATGCTCATTACACAAACGAAAAGCTCGAGGAGCTGATGTCGGGGTATAAGGAAAATCAGGCTATGGCTGCGAAGATGTTTTCTGAGCGTAAGCGTGATATGATGGCTGCTAAGTCTGGAACCGATGGGTACTTCAAGGCTGGGGATGAAAATTCTCAATATTACAACAAGCCCGATGAGCCTCCTATTAGCCATCCGGGTGAAATTATCGAGCGTCTGAAGCGTGAGAAGCCTGATGCGGCGATGGAGGACCTGGTAAAAGAGGCCGATGCGATCGTCGCCGCTGAGATTGAAGAACGACGCAAGCAGAGAGAGGCGGATATGGCTATCCCTGAAGGTGACGAGGAAGAGGAACTCGAGAAGACGGAGGCTTAAAAATTAAAAAATAACCATACATTTCATATTATTAAAATCTACCCTTTTAATAATACGATGAATGTCGAGTATATTTCCGTTTTTAAAAAGCAGAGTCACAATTTACCTATCACGGATATAGATGAATTGGATGATAAAACGAAATTAGCGTCTGAAATAATTAATGAAGGGGTTATCCGTCCAGTAATTACCAGTAGAACGATAGTCGATTCCAAAGAACCTGTTAATGATTATGCTCCATTTTCACCCATGGCGAAGGATAACTGGTTGCATAGTTTTTCCCATAAAGAAACCTAATATGAATGCTACGAATATCACGATATACGCGACTTTATCGAGAGACGCTAGTATGTCATTGGGTTTGAACGGTTCGTTCATGTGTGGAGGGGGTGGTATATATTGCGGATGGAGAGGGGGTTGAAAATAGTACGGTTGATCGTCATTCGCATGCTGCAAGTGATCTTGTATGGGTTCACTGTCATCTCGCTGAGGTTCTTTATCCAGTACTTGCGAATTGTATTCAATGGGATTTCCAAGTTCTGTTTCCATATACATAGTATTACTTCTATCTTTTAAGCTTCGTTTTCCTCATCACTTTCTTCATCAGTGTCATCCACTACGAAACCCTTTAAATTTCCATTCTCATCCTCATCCTCATCACTATCATCACATTCATCTTCACTCTCTGTCTCACAAAGATCATCATCGGAAATTTCGTAATCCGTGTCATATTCATCATCATCGAAATCATCCTCACAAGCATCCTCTGTCGGTTTCATGCGATTGGGTGCTTTAGATACTCGTCCAGAACGAGTTTTCACAATAATTGTACTCATATAGCAAGTTTAAGTGATTCCTTTTTAAATGTATTTAGGTATGAAATTGACCCCTTGATTAAGTGCTTCTTTGATCAGTAATCGTTCAAATTCATATCCTAAACGGTACGAAATGTCCCCGATGTCGTTCATTACTTCATCATCCATTGTAGACAAGTAAAGGGGTATATCATTTAGAACCCTCAAAGCTTTTTCGAGATACACCTGAGACATGTCAACGTTTGCCCTGTATTCCTTCGCTATTTGTATTAACGCCATGAATGTATTATATGTCACTTCATGTATACCCGAATATTTATGTGTTTCTTTGATCACGGCGTCTATCTGGTTTAAAGACGTGTCCAAACGTGTAATCTTAGATAAAATGTATGCGAATACACCGATGAGAACAATGATCATCATCTATAATACTCTGACTATTTTATCTGACAATTTATGCTCACGAGATTTACATGCACACGTCTGCGCAATCTTGTCACGTGAAATTTTAAATTGAACATCTAATTTGTTACACACCGTGCAGTTTAAATTCGTGTTTACCCAATGTACATTTTTACCCTTTTTAGTGATATTTTTTACGGTGACTTTGGCATTTCTTACCATGTGTTTGTTTATGAAGAGTTGTAACAATGCACTGGTTTCAACCCGGTCTGATTTTTTTTCTACTGGACATGGTATGCACGTGTTTTGAGGTGTTGAAAATGTGGGTGGTGTATATCCATTTGGATATAGTTTTTCGAATATCTTATCCGGTAGCGCATGTTTTCGACCATAGAAATCCCGGCAAAACCCATATCTACGCCCTTTCATCGTTTCGCATGTGCAGAAACATTTTTGTATGATAGTACGTCCATCTATACGGAACCAGATATGGTTCGATCCATGGTCTCTTTGGAGATTTTCACAATACTTGGATGTCGTTGATACGAGGTATGAATTTTTATTACTGAATATTTTCGTGACGAGTGCACGTCCTTGACCATCCATATTTTTTTGAATAAACATTTCAATCTCTCTAGTCACTGCTTCATTCTGAAAAATATTCTTCGTCTCACTCGGTGTAAACGAACCCTCATCTCGTTTTGATCCTTCGACGACGACGACTTCCGTGTTCTCAGTTCTGAGCGTCGCCATATGCATAATCTCCACATTCGGCTCCCGCTCAAAAATGTTGATAAGTTTACCATTTTCGTGTGTGTATTTGAGTACAGGTATATACACTCCCTGATATTCACCCTTCACGTATTTATGCGCCCACGGCATTCTAAAACCACTTCCCTTCACGTTTCGTTTTCCACCACCATACACAGCGGTATCGACGATTTCGTCCCATGGTTTCCCTGGGAACATCAACGACAGAGACGATACTATATGAGAATGCAGGGCCATAGCAGACCCATGATCAACTACAAACCCTGGCCAGTTCATATGAATTCCGTATTTGATCATATCACCGTGTGGTTTTGGCTCTGCGACCGAAACAAGTACATCTTTCCCGCCGAAGTGTGTTACGCGGTCGCATATCGTTTGTGTATACTCCTTTAATCGATCAAATGGAATGTCTTCAACATCCTTGTAATCCAGATCGACAAAAAAGTTATACGTATCTGACTTTTGTTCGACGACACATACCTTTTCACCAGATTTTATAGCCTTGACATATTCGCCGTAAAATTCATTCAATCTATCATAAGGAACAGATAGACGGCCACCGTCCATGAGCACATGTGATAGATTGGAGCTATTCGAAAAACCTTGTTTTCGACACCATGATCTAAACATACTTATTCGTATATCGCGTTATTTTTTTAATACTCTTCTTCATGCCAAATCGATGTCCTACACGAAACGTCTCTAAACTCTTCCTCACTATTCGACAACTCTTTTTTAAGGACTAAAAGTTCGTACACAGTTTTGACCTTTACATCTTCGATGTATGTATCTGCCCGTGTTTCACTGTACGACTTGTGATCCATTAAAATATCCTTTATCTGTCGGAGAATGTAGTTCTTAGACTTCATTATTTTATAGAAAATGTTTTTCTATTGAGAGAAGTGATGCACGCGTAAAACTCTGGGTTCTCGACGACATTGTGTATGATACGTTCCCATCGTTTTCGAGAATTAAACTCTGGTAACGTATCGAAACTCATGAAATCGTTTTCATCGTATGTACGTTTCACGTGAATTTTTTTTGTATACATTTTGTATTTCTCATCGTTAAATTTTCTTATGAGTTCGTGCTGTTCATTACTCGAATAATTTACGAAAAATATAAACACCGTGTACTCGAGTTCTATAGTAGGACTTTCTTTTACGTTAAATGTAAAACTTGTATACTCCCCATTTTTAAGTGAAACAACACCCCGTGTTTCTTCTTCTAATTCCCTCAACGCTGTGCGTATAGGTGTAAATATTTCCCTTCTTCTACACCCCCCTGTCACAAAAATCCACTCTTTAAAACGTTTATCTCGCACGGTAAGAAACCGCGGAGTATCACCAACAAAAGTGACTGGTATTGCTATGGCTTTATGTTTTTTCATTGCTCATTAGCTTCTATAATCCCCTAATAAGTTTATTCCGAAGAAACACTCACAGGAGATTTACCTCGTGTAGTACGTTTGGGTTTGGGTGGAGAAATATCCGGCTGAGGCTCCTGAAGCTGGACAGGTTCGGGTTCAGGCTCAGGTTCAGGCATTTCTTCTGTTACAGGTGCATATACCATCTGAGGCATTTGAACTTCTTGGGCCTCCTCATGAACTCGGTCAAGGAAAGACTTAATCTTGGTAATATCGTCTTTGGACTGGCGTAATTCGTTATACATGTAAAGAGACGCCGCGACACATACGACGACTGCAGCCAAAATAGCCGTTTCACGATCGAGAGCAAACATTGTGATTAGATAACAGCCATTGTTTTTAAGTAGATACAATTGCGCCCATTTTAGACCTTTCATCTTTAGGACACTGGTATCCTGGCTGTGCAAATTGAAGTTCCTGATAGTGACCATCCTTACATTCTGCGTTCTGAATGGGGATGTATTTATTGAGCGTTCCGGATTTAGGATCGTAGGTGATCATAAAAACGAAAAAGAGGAGAAAGAGGAGCCCCCACATTTGTTATTATAAGGGATTTAATTGGAGTACATAAGACCAGCCATACCGTTTTCGATACGGAGGATGTTGTAGTTAACACCGTACATGTCAGTGTTGAACGAACCAGCATCGGTTACGAGGCGAGCCGAGTCAACACGACTGAAGTTGAGTGTACCAGTGGGCTGGAGCTTGCACGTGTCAAGGCAGAACGGGTACATGAAATGGTTCAAGGTATTGCTATCCATGGTCGTGAACGATGTGTGGTAATACAGCGAGGCGGATGTGTAGTGAGGCTGCGCCTTCTTCGCATCGCCAACATCTGTGCCATTGATCTGGAGCTTCACACTGCCAGTGGCTACGCCTACACCACCTGTTCTGTACGTCGCGATGAACTTGATAGGGTGGTTGTAGTTAAGCTCTTGCATCAAACCACCGGAGGCGATCGACTGCTGCGTCTGTGTGATCAGCATGTTCTGGGGGGCCGACGAAAGCGCTGTACGCTCATCGGTATCCAGGTAAAGAAACTGCGCGTGTACCTCGTAATCGGTCACGGGGAGTGTACCCCACGAAATACGGATCTCTACATCGTGGTACTGAAGCGCCACGAGAGGAAGCGCCGACTGAGCATTCTCACAGAACGAGAAGCGCAGGGGGTAGAAACCAGCATTATCAGCCGTGGCGGCCGAGAGAGACTTGGAATACGACTGACAAAGTGTCACGGGGGCAATTTCCTGAGAGAACTCAGACGTTTGTGTGTCGATGACCTGACCACCGATCAGTAGCTCAACCTTCTTAATCTCATTCTTCCAGTTGTCCCGTGTCAACTCGTTACGGGGGGACCGGTTAGAGATGTACACGTAACCGAGCATATCACCCTTGCGCTCGAAACGCACAGTGGACATGCCATTCGTGGAGGGGTTACCCTGGATAACCTGCTTTTCGACAGTTTGGGCAAAGTTTGTGTGACGCTTGTACGTCGAACGGAAAAAAGATACTTCGGGATTACCAACGATGTGGGCATCCTGAGCACCCACGGCAACGAGTTGGGCGATACCACCAGACATTTATATTATACTACGTTTTTATTTTTAAGTATCAGAATAGAGGCGTTCCGGGATTGATCGACTCGGTCAGAAGAAGCGATAGAATTCCGATCATCGCGAGACGTCCGTTGAGAAGCTCAGTCTCGGGCTTCCAAGGACCCTGAACATAGCCCTCATCACCGGGGTTAACGGCGGTACCGAGAAAGGTGAGCGCAGTCACGGCAACGGTGAGACCGATGTGTTCCTGGAACTGCGTACTGAGGGAGTGACCTGTCACGAGTTCGTCGACGAGCGCGGACGTGAACCCGATCATAGCCGCGCGACCATTGACACGCTCCGCCATGGAAAGGTAATCATTCGGGCGATCGATCTTCGTGAGAGGCGTTCCTCTGGACGCACGGGTCTTGGTGGACCTGGTCCTAGACCGAGGCGCGGGCTTTACGGTAACGATAGGCTTGAGGGCAGCAATGCAGGACATTGTACTTTCTATACGTGGCAAATCTTTATGTTCAACGCGTCTCTAGTTTTTGTACACGTGTAATCAAAGATAGAACGAGTGCTTCGAGGTTCTTTGTTTTGACCTTTTCGTTATTGAGTTCGGTCGTCATAGGATCATCTATTACCCCCTCTGTGTCTGGTTCAGTAACTGCAGGAAATTCGTATGCGAGTATAAGTTGTCTTTTTGTAGAATTGGGGGGTAATGTCCCATTTTCCAGATGATGGTCGAATTCTTGTTTGTAAATAACATCTCCCGCTTTTCTAGCCCTGTTATGTGTCATGTCCTTTATCCACTCTTCAGGGTTGGGTGTGACAGATAGCATGGATTTATAACACACGTTACACAATTCAAGTGTGACTGTAGCAGATAAATCTTCGTTTACGACGATGTTACTTGAACAGGTTAAGTAATCACCCGAACCCATTTAGTATCATAAAATATTTTTATCCCAAGAATTCTACGATAAATTGTGATCCATATTCGGTTCCACCGTTAAACTCATTTGTTGCGTCTGCATTATATATACCTGCATACAGTGTGTCACCGGCAGCGCAGTTGATCACATTTGTAGCACACGCTGAATCTTGTGTGATATCCTGAAACTGTCGCGCAGTTTCAGTTGTGTTATGATACAATTTAACTTCGGATATGGCTACACGTGTTCTACTCGAACGTGTCGTCATCATGTGTATACACAAATATTTACCCGCTACCGGACATGTAAATTTACCGGTTGACGTGTTATAATCATTTCCCGTGTCATGATATTCTGAATTATATACGATTGGAAAAACAGATCCAGAACCAAGTGTGAATTGTCCACCAGTCATAGTGACTCTACATCCCGGATTTCCCGGTTTTCTCAATGTGCCAGAATTGATGACAACACCGTCAGATTTAACAGTCATCTTTGTGTTTTCTGTGGTCCTATCTGTGCTATTATTC